AGTAATGCCCCTTTCATCAATTAATTTGATGAGGACATCTAATCTTAATTTACTGTAATCTATTTCACCCATAAAACAAATATATAAATTTTTTTTTAAAATATTTTTTTTTTAGAAAAAAAGTTCTTATATTTAAGAAAAATTAATTTATGAAACATTGTAATGATTTTAGTAAAGATTTAGTTTTCGGAAACGAAGGTGAAAAAGAAGTAGCCGAAAAGATTTTTGAAAAACCTGTAAACTCAATTGAGGTGAAAAAGGATAAAGTTGCCAACGCAACAGGTAATATTTTTTTAGAATACGAAAGTAGGGGTAAATTGAGCGGTATTATGAAAACTGAGGCAGATGTAATATTCTATGCAATTGACGAATTTCCTGGTGGTATCTATTTGTACGCTGACGGTGCAAGAGAAATTATCGAACATTATAAACCAACTTTAACACGAGAAGGTGGAGATAACGATACAAGCAAAGGAATTTTGATTAACATAACCAAATTATTCACTACAAATTTGCGAAGATTAAATATTATTAAAAATCGATCTAAAGCTGTAGAAACAGTATAAAACAAAAAACCCCCGATTTCTCGAGGGTTTTTTTTTATGATACCAATTAAGATTATCTTAATGTATTCAAATCGAACACTTGGATACCTTGTACATTAATCACACCAAAGTAACGGTTGTTTACCATTTTCTTCGCGTAACGAGTCATGATACCTTTGATTGGTGTCATTGTAAATGGATTGTACATTGTTGGAGTTAATTGTAAAGGTACATATGGAGCGTAGATATAACCTGCGTCTAATAATGACTTACCTTTGTGTCCAATCAAAATTCTGTTTGGAGGGAAGTAAGGGTCACGATAAACTTGGTAACGACCACCTAAAGTACCGATTTTTTCAATACCCATGTTGTATTGATCTTGCTCAGGTTGAGCATTTGAAACGTGGAAATATTCTAAGTCATCGAATACTGCAGAAACTTCTGAAGAAACAACTACCCAGTTTGCACCACCTCTCAAGGTTGTTTTATGGATTTGAGCTGAAATTTGGTTGATTTTTGTAACCAATGTTTGGTTCCAGTCTTTTTGTGTATATGACTGTAACGTGTTACCATTGTTTCCACCATATTTCCATCCGTTGTAGTCCCACTTAGCAGTCCAAGCAGCACCTTTTCTAAGGTCACGTAAAATTTCACGGTCAACCTCAGCAGCGATTTGCTCAGATAATAAAGCTGTTAATTCAGCTTCAGCATCGATGTTATGGAACGCACTAACGTCTTGAGCCAATTCAGGAGACCATGTAGCTCTTAATTTTCTTTCAGTTACAGAAACTGTTACTGATTGTAAATCAAAAGAAACCTCACCAATTTGATCTTCGAATTCTAAAGTATCATAAGTTCTGAAACTTAATGAAACACTTGATAACGCAAAACTACTTGGTAAAGCAGTTGTAGTGAAACCTGATAATGGAGAATATCCTTGTAAGTCAATTTGAACATACATTGAACCAACTTGGTCAACGTAGTCGTTATACGTACCTGTAGGGAAGCTATTGTTTACAGTAGCTTTTTGACCGTACTCAACAATACCTTTACCGTATTTTTGAGTTACAATGTTAAAAGGAACTGCAACTGCACCGCTACCAAAGTTAACGTTAACTGTTGTTGAAGCCAAAAACTCTTCAGTATCCATCACCATACCGTTTGGTCCAATCAATTGACCTTCAGCAGTTGTAGAGAAACCTGTGAACTGACCGATAAGGTAAGAAGGAGTTGAAGTACCAGTGATTGTTGTGATATCTACAGTTGTACCAGAACCGTTGCTGAAAGCAATGATTGCACCTGGATTCAAAGTAGTTGAAGTGTATTGACCTTTAGAGTAATCAAACAAACCAGTGTTAGGATCGTCACCAGCACCACTCTCGTAAAAACGATCGTATAAGTTTCTTGGATCAGTATATCCTTCTTCAGGAGTTGTTGAGTTACTTGGATATCCATAAGGATCCCAATGCGCGCCACTATTCTTTCTATCCTGAATTTTAGGAATGAAGTAGAATAATTTACCGATAGGTAAGTTCATAGCTTGTACAGACACGATGTCGTTAGCTAATAATTTAGAGAACACACGACGAATGATAGGGAAAACCACAGTCTCGAAAGAACCAGATGAGTCAGACACAGCTGCCTCATTGATTAAATAAGATGCTTGGTTTTCGTATAATTGTGCGATGTTATCTTTTTGGTGACCGTCAAGACCTTCTAAAAAGCCTAAATCGTCCCATTTTTTAATGGTATCTTCTTTGATAACTCTCAAGTGTTTTAACCCGATGTTACCAACCATACCTGAATCTAATAATGCTCCCATTTTGTTGTATTGTTTTTGTTTTTATTATTTTATTTTTGACATCAAATCTTTCATTCTTTTGAATTGTGGATTTTCATAAGCTTTAGCTTCTGAAAGCACTTCAGTAGATGACGATTGTGGAGTCGCAGAGATTTTACTTATAACTGATTCGGTAACTGTAGTTTTTGTACCTAATTCAGTTTTTATTGTGTTATACAAACCTTTAGATTCGTTTAACGTAGAAGCTGAATCAAATCTCTTAAGAATATTCATCTTCTCTTGTTTTGTTGTTGAATGTTCAGTGAATAAACGAGTTGCATAAGCAAGATTCGCATTAAACACAGCTACTTCATTTAATTTTTCTTTGAAAAGAACTAAAGCTTTTTTATACTCAGCATTTTGTTTCTTTAAAGTTTCAACTTGTCCTTTTAATTCAGACTCGTTCATTTCTTCTCTTTTGTTTCCTGCGTAAGCAACTTTTTTACTTTTTAAACCACCGTGATATCCGTGACCAAGAGTACGTGAATTTTCATCCATATCTTGTTCTTTTGATTCCTTTGGTTCAGTTTTGTGACCACCTTTCAATACATCACCTTTTTTGGCTTTTGTAAAAGGTTCATCGTCACCAACCTTACCTGCGTGAGGAGCTGGATCGGCGTGTTTTTTATCTTCTTTGAATCCACTGGATTGTTTTTTGTATTTGAATTCATCAGGATGGTTACCCTTAGCTCCTGCGTATTCTTCTTCATCCATTTCGATTTCGTACATTGACTCTTCTTCACCCATATCACCATTGGTTTGGAAATTTCCTTCCATTGGCGCCATAGAATCAGTAGAACCCTCCCAATTTTCGTCAGCTTCCATTTCTGGTTCAGCTTCTTCGTCATCTAATTTGATGATATACTCATCCTCACCATCTTCAAATTCTAAATTTCCACCGTCTTTTTTAACTACAATACCATCTTTAGGTTTCATAGCTTTGAAAACTTTAAGAACTTCATCATCAGAAGCGTGAGTCATATCCATAGTATCGTGATCTTCTTCGTGACCAGCATCATCAAGATCATCCATATCGGAATCACCTTCTTCTTCTGAATCAGAATCTAAATCATCAATACCTTTTGATGGTTCATTATCGAGGTCTTCTTCATCATTTTCAGCATCATCGTCGGCGCTAGCTTCTTCGTCTTCGCCTTCTTCGTCTGACATATCATCTTTTTCCTCTTCTTCAGGAGCTTTCTCTTCTGGTTGTTCTTCCATTGGAGTCTCTTCCTCTTCTTCCATTGATTCTTTAAGCAAGTCGCTTAGTTCTTGTTTCATAGTTGAAGCAAGTATACCTTTTGCATTTTGCTTAACAGCTTCTTCAAGGTTTTGTACTTGAAGTAACGCTTGTTCTAAAATTGATTTTTCACTCATTGTAAAAATTTTGTTTTGTTATCTTATAAATACTATGAAAATTATAAAAAATTAGTTTCTTTATATTTGTATCGTTAAAAAACCCCTTATTTTGCTAAAAAACTGTTTAAATTGCCCATCAATCGTTTCATTCTATCTTCAACCACTGGTTTTTCTTCAACTGCTTCTTGATATTGTTCTCTATCTGCTAAGTCTTTGAAAACATACGCACCAGGAGTTGATGGTGATGATACCAAATCAAAACACACTAGTTCAAAATCATCTTGAACTATGTTTTCACTTTTAACTTGTTTTAATGAACCAACGCCACGAGAAGAAATACCTAATGTTGCACCATTCATTAATAGCATAGCAGCTTGATCACCTCTTGTACTAACTATACCCATTTTTTTCCAACCTGGTGAAGTGTAAAGTTTTATTTTACCCATTAACATTTTACCTTCCCACCAAGTTTCTAAAATAGAATGTGATACTCTATCTAAATCAATTAGCGAAGATGAAGGGTGATTCAGCTCATTTAAAGCTGCACCTTTTTTTATAACGGCTTGGTATTTTTCATTCTCTCTTTTGAGAATGGCTTCGGGATAGATTCTCCCGTTTTTATTTGGAGTGTTGTATTTCTGTAAAACAGCATAAAGGATAAGGTCTTTTGAAAAGTCCATATCCTTCATTTCCTGTATTATTTGCTTATTTTCATCGGGGGAAACATGACCTGCGTCATATTCAACTAATATACCCCTACCGGTTTCTTTTGGTCCTAATACCTTCATTTATAGAATTTATCTCTATAAATACTTCAATAATGGACTATTTTTTTGTTTTGTAAAAATTAAATAACATTTTATCAGATAAACCATCTTCAATAATGGTTTCCATAATATTTTTCATCAAATTTTTAATTTCCTTCGTTTTGATATCGAATTTATCATTAACATAAAGCGTTATCTCCAAATTCATAAATGACCTCTTTTCTAATTTGATACCTTTTGTTCTAATATCTAAATCAACAATATTTTCTTGTTTGAAATGTGGATTTTTTAAATTATGAATCGATGATTTAATTTTACGTTTTGATTTGGAAATTATTGCATCGAAATCTTCAGTTTCATTTTCTGGTTGTAACCAAGAATTTAGTTTAAGATAAATGGTTTTAAGATTTTTGAAATCTACGGTACCATAACCGATTTTTACATCGTTGTAAGTACCGATGGGTATAAATCTACCTGTTTTCATTAATTTTTTTCATTATAATCACTTTTATGGTGTATAATTAAAATATAAAGAATTTAATTTGGAAAACCAAAAAAAAAGTTGTAAATTTGCCGCATATTTATTATTATGATTATTGTAGATTTAAAAAATGAAAAAAGTATAGAAACTGCGTTGAGAACTTATAAAAGTAAAGTTCAAAAAACTAAACAAGTTCAAATCCTAAGGGACAGGGAACAATATGTTAAGCCCTCTGTAAAAAGAAGGACTGAGAAATTAAAAGCAATCTATATTAACTCAAAAAGAAATGGTCTCGATTAATCAAGACCATTTTTTAATTGTACTAATTTGTAATAACTAAACTTCGTTGGGATCATTTTTGAAACTTCATCTTTCACATTATTCAATTTCTCTTTCATTTCCGAATCATCAGATTCATTCAAAAGATTATTAACTTTATTTAAAATAGTTTCTTGTAATTCTACTGTTTTAGTTTTTAAATCTTCTGTTGAAATTGACATAATATTTTTAAACTCTTCCTTTTGAGATTCATTCATAGAATCATTATAAAGAACATTAAAATTATTAGATAAAACAGCCAATAATAAGTTTTCGTTTTTAGAATAAATTTTAGGGGTAGACTCATTAATTTCTTTTTTCGTAGTTAAAAAATTAACTAATTCTTTTTTAGCTATCACTTTTTTATCAATGTTCAGTAGAGTATCATTTTCCGATAATAAATCTAACATATCGTAAATTTCATTTTTTTCTGCTTCAACACTACCGATAGATTCATTAATATTTTTAACAGTTTTTTCGATTTCTTTTGACTTTTCTTTCAATGCAGAAGTTAACTCATCAACATAATATTTTGCAGTTTCCTTATCTTCAAAATATTTTGTTTCAAATTCTTCATATAACAAATACGTTTCTTTGAAATTTTTATTTTCACCAATTAGGTTCAATATGTCTTTAATTTCTTTTTTATTTTCTTTTGAATAAGATTCTGTTAATTTATTCAATAATTTACTTTTTAATACTCCAAATTTCATTTTTAATCGTTTAATAGATTGTTTAATTTATGTTCTATTTCATAAATATTCTGTTGAGCCTTTTCCATATCAAATAAATCTTTGAAATTTTCTTTTTCGTCACCCAACATTCCTAATATTTTAGATTTTTTAGTTTTCAAACCTTCGCTTAATGGTGCTGCTTCTTCACCACCTGCAGGTGGTTCAGCTCCGCCCGATGGAGGTTCTGCTCCACCTGGTGCTCCTCCTTCTGCTGGTGCAGCTGTACTTGCTTTAGCTTCCAATTTTTCTCTTTCTTCTTCAGGGATACCATATTTAGCATCAACATCATCAAATATACCTGAACGTCTAATGATTGTATTCGTAGCTGTTAATTCAGCACCTATAGCTCTTTCAAGACGTTGTTGTTGTAAATCAAGTATAACCTCACTATCACTGAAACCAAGGATATTTTTCTTAGCCCAAGTATGTGAAACTGGTAAAATACCAAGTTGAGACTGATCAGAAGTTGCGTCTTTATAAAGAGTTATTTTTTCTTTCCATTGTTCAATTCTTAATAAATCAGATTGTGCTGATGGGTTAGTTAAAGATAAGGTGAAATTATTCAATTCATCTTCTAATCCTAATAAGAATAAATGCATTAATGCAACTTTATTAAGTTCTTGAATTAATGATTTTTGTATTTTATTAATTGTTCTTGCAAAACGTATATCCATTAACGCAAGATTCTTACCATCACCAACCACTTCCTCAAAACCTAAAAATGCTTTTGGAATTCTAAGTGTTGCCAATAACTTTTTTTGGATGTATTCAATATCCGCAATTTCACCTAAATTCTGTGCTCCAGGTAATGTGTCAATTGGACTTGGTGCTGCTGGGTCACGAACAGGAATGAAATAATCTTGGTCTACAGACATTTGATTATATCTCATATCAACATTACCATTTGTTGGATCTGATACAGCTTGTCTTTTAAATTTATTGGCCACACGTTGTACATATGGTTCAATATCTTTATCATCCATATTACCCACAAATATTTTAAAAATACGTCTTTCAGGAGCTCTTGATGTTCTATAGATTAACATAGCATCCTCAGCAAGTAATAATTGTTTCCATATTCTTCTTACCTTGTCAAGCATTGATGTACCATAAGGTAATTTTCTATCGTCACCTAATAATCTGAAGTGAGCAACTTCCCAAGATTGGAATTCTAAATCTTTATTTTTCCAAGTAAATCTTAGTTCTCTTGTAGGTACCTTTATATCTCTTTGATTTGGAGTTTTAGATGCTGCGCCTTCAATTCTTTCTATTTCAATATTCGGTAGTTGTTGACAACCAATGATACCTTTTTCAGGGTCAATTTTTAAATAAACAAAATCATCACCATACTTACACATACCTCTTGCCCACATTTGTAAATTGGTATTTACATCCAATACATTATTGAATAAATCATTAAGGATATCTTTTACTCTATCTGATTCTGAAAATATTGTAAGGATTTCACCTTTTTCTGACATTGTTGTAGATTCCTCACCATATATGTCTAATGCTGCAGAAATCTCTGGTGTAAATTCCATAGATTCATAATCATAATATGCTGATAATCTATTTGGTTCATAATAAACCGATTGATTGTATAAAGATTGGTCAAGTTTTGTCCATTTATCTGCAATGTATTGGCTTTGTTGCGCTTGCAACATTGCTTTTTCATATTCTTCTCTACTATCCGTTTTTAATAACTCATCTTTACTAAAATTAATAGTTTGTTGTGGTTGAGGTCTTTTTTGACCTGGAAAACCAAACATTCTGGTTAACTTCTGAAATACAGTTATATCTTGATTCTGATTAGCCATGTATATAAATACTTTTGATTATAATATAAACAATTTAATTATCTTTTTAAACCTTTATTAGGGTTACCAAACAACCAAGAATATTCTTTATAAGCTTGTTCACCCATTTTCAATGGATTATCTCTATGATAGAAACTTGGGTCCATTGTCATTGAACCAACCATATCCAAACTAGTGCCATAAGAATAAAATGTTTTTTCTGTTTCATATGTTCTTTCCGTCATTACCCAAGAATTCATCATCGCTTTACTCGCGGCTTCGTTTCTTTCCAATTGATTGAAACAAATGTCTGCAGCATATAAAGCCATAGATAAACTCATAATTGCATCA